GTAACGATGCGTTAAGGGGATTTCCCGACTGCAGACTAGTGGTTCATCAATGGACTCAATCTTTGATTGATACCTTCGCAGGTACCACAAAGCGAGAGTCTGAGAGTTGCCTATATAGCGACCAACGCCATGTTTATTAACATAGCCTCGGAAGCTTAAGACTCCTCTCTGATGCCAAGACCTACCTCTAGGTCTTGTTTCACCACGAATTAGTCTCTCTTGGTACGCATGAAAGGCCTCTATATGGATGCCTAACGTGCTATCCTCCGACCATGGTACCAGCAACAGGCGCTCTTCTTTAACAACGTTAAGAAGATACTGCCAAAGCCGGCCACCTGGAAGAGCGACTGACGCTAGACCGTTCACTACATGGCAAAACTCAGGCTTGCGCTTGAGCGACCCACGTATGTAGAACGGTTTCACATCAGTACCCTTAAACCAGAAAGAGCCACAGGATTCTCGAAAGAACCCTGTAGTAAAGCTCTTCTCCTGGTTAACGGAGAAACCAAGGAACTTGAGAAGCCTAAGGAGTTTCGGCACTAACTCAACTTCTATGATGATATCATCACCATAGACAGAGTAACGCCTGCTCCCAACGGCCAAACAAGCTGCAGTGAAAACAAGAGTCTCAATTGCAAATGTACTTCCGTTCCCCATACTGGAGAACTTGGCGTATTTTCCAACGCCGAAGACACCTTTGTAATGAGTGGACCGAAACGCCGACAAATACTTAAACCATGGCAATGGAAATAGCCAGGCGACAGTATTGTAAGCAACCGTGTCCGAAGCAGCCGCAAGATCAATTGTAGCTAAGCTACCATCGATCGAAGCTAAGCGAGCTTCCTCTTGGTTTCTGTCTTGGAACCGCAAATCGACGTTTAACCGTCGCAAGCGTTTCTTACACCACGTGTCGAATGCAAGTTGGAAGGGTAAAGCCCCATCCGGCTCACACGCGATCGTTCGGTGTGTTTTCCAAGACTTCGGGACGACTTCTACGCGATTCACAGCAGTTGCTATAATCCTCGGTTGCGGGTAGCCAAAGAACTTGGCGAACGCACGGAGGTAGGGAGCACCTGCTGGAGGGCACCGGTATCTCAACTTCATCTTACGATAAGGCTGAGAGTTCCGACGTGAATCCGTAGAGGTGGCGCCTGCGGTCACTCTACCCAATAGCGGGATGCTATTGATAAAGTCGTCATGAGAACCGAGGCAACGGGCGATAGTCTTCTCCATTTTAGACATGTACAAAGCAAGATCGGGGGCTAAACGCCCGCGCTCACTGTAGTACCAGTCTAGACGACGATTCGTAATACGGCACACGGTTTCGTTCTTTTGGAACGCCCGTGTTGCAGCCGCAGTACAATATTCGTCATCAGAGAAGGCGGCATTCTTTTTAAAGAATGCTTCAACCTGAAGCAAGATTCTTAAGACGTCAACTCCATGACTATGCGAGTTGAAGAGTGAGAGCGCGCTGCTTAGTCTAGAGATGTCTCTAGCTCTCAGGAATCCTGAGAGTTTAAGATAGAGCTCTTCGCCAAGCAGTGGCAGATTGTCGTGCAGATAACTTCGAGTTATCTCGTAGGTCATCAGCTGTACATCCATATGGATTGTACCTCCAGTTATAGGACACTAAGGACTCTTGTCCCCCGTGTTGCCCACGTCACCAATGACGGAGGCGGCCGGAGTGACAAGCTCCGAACTAATGAGACCACCGGCAGAAAGACCGGAGAGGATCGCGAGAACAATCACCTTCCGAAAGGTCGGTGACATGTTCATAAACGATTCCTTCAAGCTGCTTCCGACGGCCCTAAAGGCTTGACGAAAGTTATGCTTGAAGTCCATTAGCTCAAGTACTCCGAAGACGTGACCGTATTGGCGAATTCATCGCCAGCGATCATATCTTTGAAGATTGCCAAAGCGTCCGCTACCGCCGTATCAGCCGCAGTTACTGGCTGGCGTACGGTAACCTGGAACGACACTTTCTGCGAGAGAACCACGCCATTGGAATCCTCCGTTCCGTGAATAACGGAAATGGTATCTTCCTGAATGACTTGGTTCCCCGTAGGCACACGCCTCTTCTGGATCACGAGCTTCGGTTTGACCGAAGTGTGCCCGGAAGTCGTATACGTACGCGAGTTTTCCTTATCGGAAAACTGAGTGAGGGCAGTTGACATAGCTGCCATTACTTATCTCCTTTCTAAAGGATTGGTCACGAGTGATAACGAAGGGAAGGCCCTTTGCTACCACCACGTAGACCGAATACCGTTTGAGCCAGCAATGCCCAGAGGTCTAAGACCTTGGCCATGTCAAGCTTAAAACGGACCTGCGGAAATGAGGTCACAGGAGCTGGAGTACGGATTTGGTACACAGATGTGGAGTTAGTATGACCGGTAGCTGAAGCAAAATAGTTACCGGGTTTAGCAGTCGAGGTCCTTACATGGGCCCGAGTATGCTTTATACGTATTCCACCTGCAGACACATAATCCGTATTCATATACAGGAAGGAGAGAGCACCTAGCGCCGCACCTACACTCAAGAACCAGTCAACGACAAATGAGAACCTAACAAGTTCCCATGCCGTCGTCAGGGGATTGAATTGTAGTGGCGATAGTGAGATTGGTTGAAAATCGGCAACCACTGAACCACGAAGTGATACTTCGTAGGAATCAGTGAGTTCGTCAGTAACAACTCGTCTCGCGTCCTCTCCATTACTCTGAGAAGTTTCGACCCACTTATGAGTGAAGCCGGAACGTTCAGAGCGGCGCTTCTTTCTCTCGTCCCAATTGATCACAGCATCAGTAAAAGATTTGATGTCGTAGATCAACGGACGCCACCCGTAACGAGCCTGTAACCACAGGTCGATGGGTGTCTTTTGGTTGGACTTAAACCATCCACGAGCTAAGTCGAGAAGAGATTTCCCGATATGCTCGAACATGGCGATAGTCTTATGCCATTCAGCGAGAAAGGTCAAGGCATCGGCACGACCTTGCGACAGCTTTGCAGCTGCAGCTTGGACGTACACATCGGTCGAGTATTCCTCGGCCATTGCCTGTAAGGTCAGCATTTCTGCTGAGTACCAACTCGAAAGGACCACACCAGAACCCGTAGTATATTCATGGGTTCCAGATGTAGGCCAAGTTGAGGGGTACAAATCCCATTCGTTTATCCCTTCACCAGTACGCTTGTACTGGACAAAAGGAGTGAACGGTATGAGCTTACCTTGCGCCAGCAAAGATCGGTAATTAGGCGTATTAGCTCCCGAAGTGTAGAGATAATCCACACCCCGGTAGCCTGTCCCCGCTGCTGCCACGACCGTGCTCATATATGGAGCAACTGTCAAGGTAGCATTGGCGGCATATGTCGCCCAATCACCTGCAGTCTTTGTTTTCATTCCTGTCAGTTCCTATGCGTTTCCCGACTCTCCGCGTGAGCCGAGGGTAGGGACCGATATGGATCCGGCCACTATTGACAAGAAGTCAGTAGTGACACTAGCCTAACATCACTTGTTCGAGTCGTTCCACTCCACAAAGAGGAGTTGAACGAGTACGTCACGAGCAACGTTAAGCTTACGCCTCAAAGCAATTAGTTCACTGGTCTTCAGAGTATCGAGTGGTAGAAATCTACCACGTTGATCTCTCGGCAGCAAGTCTACTGACTTAGCGTACCGCTGGTGAGTGAGTTTTCGAATCTCACCACTCAGGAAGGTTATGTAACTAATGCAAGAAGCGCGAAGTTTCTCGTCGTTCATGATATACCTCAAACAAAGTGATAAAAGACTAGCGTGCTAGCCGGACTGCGAACCCGAAAG